TCAACATATAAAGGTGTACCTACTTGTACAGTAAAAGGTGTTTCTGTTACTGTGTCTGCGTTTAGCGTAACGTCGTTGCTTTTAATTTTATCTATAACGGTTTGTAGGTTTACGTTAAACTTACGATTATTTTGTTGAATAGTATAATCTGTACCTGCTGTACTAACTCTAAACTGTATTGCAATACATGCTGCATCAAGAGTGGTTAATAGTGGTACTACATCTTTTTCAAGACAGTTTTCTTGAATTAACGCATAAAACGCTATAGTAAATCTAGTCTGAAAAACAGGGTTGTCAACCGCAGCTTTTAATATACTCTTTTGTTGACCGGTGCTTATGCTTTTAAACTTTACATCTCTTTTGAGACTTGGTATATAGATCGGTACCGATACTTCTCTATTAATTGTATCTAGTACGGATAGTATGTCATTAAAGTTATTGCTCATAATACTAATTTACGTTTGCAAGTGTGTATATCAAGTAAATTCACTTGGTGTTCTTAAGTTCAAATCTATTGCTTTACCATCAAAACCGGGTGCAGTTGCTTGTTTGTTTTGCAACATTGTGTTTGATTCTGAGTTTTCTTTTTCAACTTGCTGCACAAATAAAGTCCAGTACAATAATTGTTCAGCTGGAGTTATACTATCAACATAATCCGGGGTAAAATTAGCTTTGCTTACCAAACTTAAGTTTAATTTATATAGGTTTATTAAATCATCATTAAAGACCAGTTTACAAAAATCTAACAACACGTTTGTATTTGTTGACACTGGTAGGTTTACTACATATTTTCTTGTAAAAGGAGATAGTATTACCAACAGTTTAATATTGTTGAGATTTTCCTCTACAGTAGTAATCGATTTATATATTTTAGTGGTTATTAAAAAAGGCAATGTATCGACAATTTTAATTCTATCATTAAATTCTAGTTCTTTAAAATTTACAGTCTTATCACTAATCGATAAGGAATCTATACAGGAAGCTAGTGTATAACTGAAATACCGTTCAGTTTCTAGACCTACAAAGTATATTTCATCTTTAGCTTTAATAATACTATGGTTTACTATAGTATCCTCATGTGTAACTGTTCGATTATAACTTATATTTTCTAATTTAGATATTAAATCTTCTATTTTTACTGTATATTCAAACTCTTTTTTCGTATCTGTGCAGTTTGCTTTCAATTTAAGATCAGGACTTATACATATTGAACGTATTTGTAATAAAAGTATAATCTTATCTACAACATTGAGTCCTTCCTGTAATATCCCAGGGGAAACGTGTTCAATTACTTGATTTAAATGATGTAAGAACTCTGTAGGGTCGTTGTTATAAAGGGATTTAACCAGGTCTTTGTAATCTTTAGCTGTAACTTCTTTTACCCATATTTTTTTATTATTAAATCCAGGTAATTTAACTCCGTATGTAAACGACATTGTATTGACTTACGTTGGTATGCTGAAAAATCAGTTACCTTAATTTTGCATGTAAGATATCTTGTAATTGTTATATACAAATTTTACCGGCTCTACTCTTATTTCTGCTTTACCGTATGAATATTTAGAATCTCCTATATTAACAGGAGCGCATGAATAAAAAGTAAAAACCCTTCTCACTCCACCATTAGTTTGATTATCGTTTTTATCAAAATGTACTACTGTTATGTCTGTTTTTACGTTTTGCGGAGAAGCACTATCTCTTACTATTAAACCATAATGCCCTACTAACGTAATCCACGGGCGTATAAAAAAGTCAATGAATGATTGGTTTGTTTCAAGAAAACTTATAGTTAAATCGTTATACGCCGCCCGTGATGTGCTAACAACACCAGGTATCAAGCCACCAGCGGCTCCACCCAACGGTGTAGATGCTCTTTCAGTTCCTACAGCTTCCCCGGGTATGTCAATAGCTTGAGCAAATAAACATACTGAATTACCAAACACTGTTTGTTTTTGTGTTTGACCTATCAAAGAGTTTAGGGTAGGTGCTACATTCCAATTATATTCTAAATTTTTCCATAAGTCAGTACCACTATTTAAAGCGGGTGGTATTGGGTCAAAACTAATAAGAAAATTAGAATCTAGAGGTATTTGAGTTGCTGGGTTACTCAAAAACTGTACAAATGTACCTACCTCAGAACCAGAATTATTTACGTTAGCGTTAGAGCCTATTATAGTAGCCATTACCTACCTCCTAAATTGGTTATTAAACTATTAATAACGTTGTTAACTGCTGCTGTAGCTTGTCCTACAATTAAGCTCTGTAAACTAAAACCTGATGCTATACCAGAACTAGGCTCCGTAGTCCAGTACTGATAAGCTATACTAGCAGTAACTTCTTGTACAGCCCCTGCCCCGGTTAAATTGTATTTTATTTCACCTATATTTGTTATAAATGCACCTAACAAGTTGTAAACTCTCACTTCTTCTAATTGATCATCTATTAAAGAGATTTGTATAATGTTTTCGGTCAAATCTCTTGGCTCCATATCACCAGAAGATTGAGATTCATCAAAAGTATCTGACATTGAACCTTCCAATAACGTTCTTAGATCGTAACTTTGATCACAATAAAAAGTTACTGTCCAGTTATTGTTATTATCAAACTTTACGTTACCAGGTATTTGAAAATCTAGTCCCATATAAGGAGTAGATATTGTTGATATAGTTTTACCAGGTAAATTAGCAGTTTTTAAAAATACTAAACTATTAGTATCAAGTTCTAAGCCATTTACCCTAAACGCTGTTATTCTAAATTGAAAATCTCTTGCAAACCCGCGTTCGGTTGCAGTTCTATAAAAATCTCTAATTGATTGCCCATAAACAACGCCCATATATGTATAATACTTACACCTACTGTGTTAATAAGTCTTCTGATGTTATATATTGAAAGCCTAGATTAGCTTGCATTGTTGCTATATCACCACCAGATTTAACTTCATATTTCATACTGCCCACATTTTGTAGAAAAGCACCAACTAACGTATATCTACGAACAGCTGGATGCGTGTTTATATCGTTAGGGCCTGAATTATTAATTAAGTCCAACACTACATTACAATCCCACCAATTAGGTTGATTTGATAAAGAAGTATGCTCATCAAACGTATCAACCGACCATTGCTCAAAAACGTTTCTCAATATATAATCTCTGTCACAAAAAAACGTAACTGACCAAGAACCTGCTGCTTCAGGGTAACTAGCAACCATTGGTATATTGTATTTAAATGCTTTAAAATCTACAGATGTAACAGATATATTACGTGATGGTATAATGCCATCTTGAGCATATAAAAACAAGTTTTCAGTGTTTTGTATAGGTGTATATATGTCTGTATTATTACCTGGATTAGTACTAGAGTTTCTTGATATTGAATTTATTCTAAACAGATTGGTACGTGCAAACCCACGTCTAGTTGCTGTTTGATAAAATGAAGCTATACCTGAATCTGTTGTACTCGCCATTATTAATACTTAATGGTTGAACATAAAAAAAGCCCTGGATTTAACCAGGGCTTTGTAATAAACTTAATATTAAGCAGTTGCAGGGCTAACTGTATGTCTCCAGTATTGATAAGCAAGCTTTGCTGTAAAATCGAGAGGTTTACCAGCACCAGCATTATCATAACCATCTACTGCACCGAGGTTTATAATATACACACCAAATAATTTGTATGTGTTAAGTACTTTTTGACTTTCATCAATTAAGTCTAATTGTATAACCTTATCTGTACCACGTAACGAAAGATCGCCAGTACTTGTAGCATCATCAAATACACCATTGATTTGCCAATTTTCAAGCTTTTGACGAATAATACCGTTACGATCATTATAGAACTTAACGTTCCAACCATCTGAACCTGTATAATCAACAGTGCCTGGTACATTAAAGTTTAAACCCATGTATGGTACTTTTTGATTAGTGATTTGACGGTCAGGTAACGACTTTGTAGTAATATATACAAAATCATCTTCGTTGAATGCACTTGATTGTGATGCTGCATCACCTATTGAGCGGACTCTCATCATGAAATCACGAGCAAATCCGCGTGCTTGTGCTACTCTATAAAAATCTTGTATAGTTTGTGACATATTAAATACTTATGTTAAGGTTATAAAAGCTCGTTAAAGTTTTGTGAAGTCTTAGTTGCATAGAAGTTTACTAATATAAACTCTGCAGCTTGAACCGGCTTAATGTAAATGTCGACAACTAATGTATTGTCATCAATTACACTCGGCGTGTTGTTCGTACTGTTACATACAATTAAGTAATCGTATAAACCTTGTGTGTTCTTAGCTAATTCAAATACAGGTGTTAATGTGTTAACAACTCTACTTTGAGTAAATGTTGTATTTGGTTCAAATACAAAATACTTTAATGTTTGTAAAGCTGTCTTTTCTAGATATAAGAACAACCGACGTACATTAATACGACTAAACGCACTTGGTGTCTTTAATAGTGTCTTTTGACCGAATACTGAGTAACCTTCATTTGGGAAGTATACTACAGGGTTAAGAGATACTTTGTAAAGTAAGTCGCGTTGTTTTTGTTGTGGGTTAACACCAATATCAGTTAAACCATTAATGATACCTCTATTTAAACCAGCTGGTGGTGTCCAGAAGTAATTATTTGAATCGCTTGCTGTAATCATTGCTGCTGCATAACCAGAGAATGGTAACCAGACTGATTGAGAAGTAAAAATATCTACTTGCTGTGCCCAGTTAGCATATGCGGTAGCATAACTTGTGTTGAATGCTCCGTAAAGGTTACGTAGAGGCCAGTAAATGTTTTGTGAGAAGTCGTTTTCTTTATTATTAAGAGTCTTGTAGTTCTTACCAGTTACAAAAATATGACGTAATGGGTCAGAAATAAAGATGTGATCTTTGCGACGATTTGCTGCAAAATCTACAAATTGATTTGTTATAGATGTCCAAGCTTGTGTTGCTGTATTGCTTACTGGGTTACCGCTTGAGTCGGTCAGATCTTCAAGGTCAGACATAAGACCTGATGGTATTGAAGTATCATCATACTCTGGTGAAGCATTGTATGCTTGAATTGCTGCAATTGTTGATAAACCAGCATCAAGTGTAATGTCAATGTCAACTACATCGGTGTTTTCAGCTTGATTTAAAACGTAGTCAAGCTTTGAGCCTAAGTCACCAATAACTTTTGTGCTATTTGATGGTAGGCTATCTGCATATACACCTAATGCATATAATTCGTTAGCAGGTAAGAATGAAGTAGGAGCATGTGCTAGATATGCAGAAGCTTGAGTATAGAATGTATAATCAGGATCTGTATTTGAAGTAGCTGCTATTGTAGTTAATGTATTTGTCTTAAATACTCTTACACGTTTTGTTGAGTTACCGTTATTATCTAACCAATTTGTATAGGATGAGATGTATGGGTTAATATATACTTCAATGTTGTTTGAAGCGTTGTTAGCAACTGTTTGTAAGAATAGTGAGGTTGGTTGACCACCTTTTGGATCTTGCTGTGTACGGTTTGCGTAGAATGAACCTGCATAACCTTCTTGTAATACATACTGTAATGTTGTTGTATTTTGTGAGAATGGTGAAGGGCGTAATCTAAACAACGAAAGAACTACATTGTCACTATAACCTGAAGCAGCAATATTAAATGTAGGTATATTTTCGATATCGTGTGAAAGGCTATCAACACTTGGTAAATAAGCTGCACTTAATGTAAAACCAATACGTGTTTGTGGTATTGTTATATAATTTGTATCAACAGCTTGTTGACCATCAATAAAATATGTGCTACCAATTGTTCTAATAGATACTGCATCATCGTAATCAGATGTTGGATTATTGCTGAAAGCGTCAGCTAAGTTAAGGTAGTAACCTTGGAAGTTATCATCAATTGTTGTCTTAGCAACATTAACTACAACCATACCAGCTTTACCAAGATCGGTTATTACGTTGCTACCAGAAACTACGAAACTGCTTAACGCTACATTACCAGTCGTTGAAGACCAATTGAGGCCGCCTTGAGAAATTGTGGAGTATTGATCAGGTGTTAAAGCAACAAGTGCTGGTTCACCGAAATAGTAACCTTGTGCAGAACTTAATGGAATAGTACCGTTTGCTGCAGCACTTAATGGGTATTGAGTTGTATTTGACGGAATTGCAACAACTGGAAATGCTAATGCACTGTATTGACTTGCTGTACCTTCACCACTACCACTGCCATATGGAATACGTACTGCTTTAATAGTTGGATTATTACCAGCTGTAAAGAGTTGATTTACTGCATAATAAAAATAGCGTTCTGCAGCATTTGTAGGTGTACCGAAAACAGTTTGGAAATCGCTAAGAGATGCTAATTCAACTATTTCATAAGTCGGACCTTGTGGTGCAAAACCAGTTACTAAAACATTAGTACCGACTGGTGTTACTGCTCTTGTGGATAGGTCGATTTCATTAATCTGTACGCCCGGAGATTGTATAGTACGTTGTGCCATAATATTTAAGTGTTACTTAATATTATTTATGAGATTCCGGCGCCAAAACACTGATTTTATTAAAGTAATTGAGCGTTAAGCTGGCCAAACGCAAATGTAAATGAAGATTCAATTTGATCTCCATCTCTATAATTGTAGGTAATTTCCCCTAAATTTGTTATAAACGCTCTTATATAATCCCATTGTATAACTTTGTTGTTGTACTCATCTAATCCGAATATAGTAATATTAGTTTGATAATTGGTAAGGTTGATAAAAGGATCTGTATCTCCTAATTCGCTAAAATTATAAGAACTTTCTTTAGAATCATTGAGAACATTAAGCCAATACCACAACACCCACC